ACCAATATGCGATGCATACGATTCAGCCTCAAGATATTCATTATATTCACTTGAAGTCAATTGCTCCCAACCCCAAGACTCTTCTACAAACTCTACTGTTTCAATGCATTTCCATTCCGGTTGAATCGGAGCTGGAACGTCATACACAAATGATTTTTGTCGGGCTTCTTGAAGCATTTTGTCTTTCGCTTTGATATTTTCCATCAAAAATGCCTGCGTAGCATGTAATCGAGCTTTTTCTTTTAAAAGATTTGCAGTATTAGTCGGAATTGGCTCAGCAACAGTTTCTACATAAACTGTTCCATTAACAGTTAATGTTTTAGAATAGTTGTTTACTAAAGAAAAATTTGCTTCAATTGCTTTACAACGTTGGTTGCAAAGATTGGAAATTGATTGTGCTTGCGAAATTGAAAGCCCTGAAGTTGAAAGTGAATGTTGCATGATGATTATATGTTATTGGTTAATTATTATTCTTAAATATAAGTAAATTTTCTGACAGTACCAAAACTTTTTTTAAGAAACTGTCAATTTAACTAAATAATATACTGAAGAGAAGTCTGCATTTTCAAAAGTCACTCGAGCTAAACCTTTAGACGAAACTTCTAACAACCCAGTCGCATCAGCATTTGCATTAAGTATTTCTTTGAATAGTTTTGCTGAAAAGCAAACTGTATCCATTGCTGCTGCTGCAGTCGTAGTAGTTTTAAATACAATTCTATTTGTATTAACACTCGAGTGATTGATAATAATTTTTGTGTCAGTTCCATTACTTTCAACGCCGAAGTTATCTGACTCGGGAAGTGCGTTTGCCGCTTTCTTAAAAGAAGAAGCAAAATCTTTATTTATTTCAATTTTGACGTCGAATTCTGGAAGAGTCTTTAAATTTGGTACCTGACGAATTACAGACAAATCTGCCAACATGTAAGTTACATTGGTATTTTTATCTTTGAAATTCATCGAATAAATTTTACGATCTACTTCGCCAAATGTAATGTCGACTTGATCATCTAATGCCGAAAGCATTTTTACAAGCTGCGAAGTTGTATATACTCCTAATTCAGCATCAGTTGAGTCAAATGTCTTTAATTGCACTTCACCGATTACGTTTTGGTCCGAGCTAATAAATTTAGTGGACAGCTTTTTGTCTTCAACAACTAACTTAGCTGAATCTGTATTACCAGCTAAATGATAGCGAGACACGAAATTTAAAAATTTTGATTTTTCCATAACTTATTTAATAATACATAAATATAAGTATTTTATTTGAGACTACCAAATTTAATATTGAGAATCTTGATTATTTTGTTTTTCTTCTTTTTCTGGAATTGGAACTATTGCACATTCAGTGGTCATAATCATAGAAGCTACTGAAGCTGCATTTTGTAATGCAATGCGAGTTACTTTGGCCGGATCAATAATTCCTGCAGAAAACATATCAACAAACATTCCATTACGAGCATTATATCCATATTCATAAGAAGTTTTTTCTAAATCTCTTACGACTACTGAACCTTCAATGCCAGCATTAGCACAAATTTGTCTAATAGGTTCTTCTAATGCTTTACGAATAATATTGACACCAATTAATTGATCTTCATTTTCAGTCTGAATATTATTTAAACTAGAAGCAGATTTTAATAGCGCAATACCTCCACCTGGCACAATTCCTTCTTCAATCGCAGCTCGAGTAGCGTGTAACGCGTCGTCGACTCGATCTTTCTTTTCTTTCATTTCTACTTCAGAAGCCGCACCGATATATACAATAGCAACTCCGCCTGTCAGTTTAGCTAAACGCTCATGTAGCAATTCAGTCTCATAATCAGACTTACTTGTTTCAATCTGAGCTTTGATTTGTTTAATTCGATCGATAATTGCGTCTTTTTCTCCAGCTCCGTCGACAATAGTGCAAGTATCTTTTCCCACTACTACTTTTGCAGCTTCTCCTAAATGATCAAGCTCTGCATCTTCTAATTTTAAGCCAGCCTCTTCTGAAATTACAGTACCGCCAGTTAATATAGCAATGTCTTTAAGCATTTCTTTTCTTCTGTCACCAAATGCAGGAGCTTTAACTGCACATACACGCAATCCAGCTCTAACTCGATTAACGACAAGAGTACCTAAAGCTTCTGCATCAACATCTTCGGCGATAATTAATAGAGGACGATCAGTGCCAACCGCTTTTTCTAAAATAGGAAGAAAATCTTTCATATATGAAATTTTCTTATCATAAATTAAAATAACAGGATTTTCCAATTCAGCTTCCATTTTATCTGTATTTGTAACAAAATACGTCGACAAATATCCTTTATCAAATTGCAATCCTTCTACAGTTTTCAATTCCGTTTCAATTCCTTTAGCTTCTTCAACAGTAACTACTCCATCTTTACCAACTACTTTAATCGCCTCTGCAATTAATTCTCCTATTGAAGAATCGTTATTTGCTGAAATAGTCGCAATTTGTTTTATTTTATCATTATCCGATCCTATTGTTTTAGCAGAACTTTTTATTGAATTGATTACTTCAGTAACTGCTTTATCAATTCCTCGTTTAACTTCTATTGGATTAGCTCCTGTAGCAACTGCTTTTAGTCCAGAAGTTAAAATTGACTGAGCAAGTATTGTAGCTGTTGTAGTCCCATCTCCGGCTTGTGCTGCAGTTTTCGACGCAACTTCTTTTACAATTTGCGCGCCCATATTTTCAATAGGGTCTTGCAATTCAATTTCTTTTGCTACTGAAACTCCATCTTTGGTAATAATTGGAGATCCGAATTTTTTACCAATTACGACATTTCTGCCTTTGGGCCCTAAAGTAGTTTTTACTGCGTCGGCCAATTTATCGACGCCATTTTTTAGTCCATTACGACTTTCTAAGTCGAAATAAATTTGTTTTGCCATATATTATTTTTTAGATTGTTTTTTTAATTCTTTTGCGTGCGCATAGATTTACATTTTAGTCCATGAAATCTATTATGGATATTAACTGGAATTATTTTACCACAATTTTGACACTTCGTTGTTTTTTGTTTTACTCCATACATCGGATTATTTTCTCCTAACTTAGCCGCAGAAAGCTTTTGAATAACGCTATCAGGAAGTTTTTTACCTCTATTATGATTATTTTCTGACATTTTCTTACGAGTCTCAGACGAATGTTTTCTTCCATATAATATATTACTAACCCCACGGTTTCCATAATTAGGGTTATTTACACCCGAAGATGCTTTTCTACATTTCTCAATAGTCGATTCCAATGGTCCAAAAACATACCCCATTAATAGCATTTGATCAATATCATCAATATGAATATAATAATGTTTTTGACCATCATTCATTAATCTTCTTCCTAAAGTATCTCTTCCTTGACCGCCTCGATGTTTATTATATCCAATTTCTGGACAAGTTGAATTATAAAATGCTATCCAATATCTTTCTCGATTATTAAGCTCTTCTTTCGTATTACAATATTCGAGAATTTCTTTAGTGAAATTGCTTACTCCGTAAATCTTTAAATCATTACGAATATTAATACCAGATCCTAAATATCTAGGATTATTTTTTGAACTTTGTCCTATGTAAATTTTACCATTAATATTGTTTGTTGTTTTATAAATTACTTTTTCTAGTTTCATAATACTTTTCCATTGCTTTTTTATTTATTTTTTCTTTGTTACGCTCGTAGTAAGATTTAGACCATTTTTTCTGAGCTTCTACACGCTCCTCATTGGTGTATTTCTTTTTGCGTCCCATATCAATAATAAATATTATACTAATAGAAAAATACTAATAGAATTATTTATTTTTTTTCTCTAATTTTTTTTGCTCTTTTGCGTGCGCAGCATCGCTTAATGGTACAAAATCAAAAAAGTTATCAATTACTACTTTATCAATATTAGTAACATTTTCTCCGCCATATTTTACGTAATAGCTTCTATATCGTTCAAATACAAGAATTGGATCAGGAGCGGTAAACATTTCTTCCATTGATTTTAATACTTGAATAAGATCATTTGGAATAAGTTCTGCTAATATTTCCAATGGGCAGCTATTAACTAATTTTTCAACATTCTCTGCAGTGTATACATACATATATAAATTATGATATGTTAATCGAGTTACAGCTTCCGTTGAATAATTTTTAACAATATCCCAAGTTAAATACGGAACGCCTGGATGATCAATTAATGAAGGAATATGCCCTTCAGTCGGATAATTAAGATTAGATCCGTCTTTCGGAAAATACAGCATATTAAAAACTTGATCTTTCCAATTCGGACTCCAAACCATTTGACCAAAAATAGGATATTGCCCCGGAGAAGAACTGTCTGTTGAAATTGTAATTCTGTTGTCGGTATAGGCATTCATTAATTTTTGAAGTTGAGCTAACACAAAAAAGTCTGATACTTTCGAAATGCCTAACAAATGTATCCATGTATTATATTCTTTTAAGAATTCTTTTTCTTTTATCATAAGAGCTAATATATACATGAAGTCTACCAACCTTCTAGAAGAACCTATACACCAACCCCCGAATTGCATATCTTTTACTGAGTTATACCAAGTAGTAAATTCTACAGGATTAGATCCTTGCACTACATTTAGAAATTTAGTTTTACCAGATTGTTTAGATTCAAAATATTTAAAGTTATCTAAACTCATATTCAATGCTTCTTGAAAATGTCCTTCATACATTACACGAGGTGGAATGTCAATATTACACGCAATGTCTGCGTTGGTTTCAAGCCATTCGAATATTTGATCTCGTAATGATAGATCCCATTTCAGGGCTCCTGTAGCAATTTGGAATCCTCCGGAGTCTCCGAAAACTAAACTGTTTTCTAGCCCCCATGTTTTTCGTATTTCTTTCTTTTTATACAAATGACCCGCTGTCATCAGAAAGAATTTATATCTCCATTTTTCAGGTACACGATCATCCCAAAATCTATACGGTACTCCAGGAGCTACCTCCATATCCTTTGTTAAAGGGGATGCGTAGGCGCCAGAACTAAGCGAAGGAAAATAGACTAATTTTTTATTCATAGATAAATATATTAATTTTTGTTGTAATTATCAAATATTTCATTAAGAATGTTTACTGAATCATACATTTTTTTAGATAATTTATTTGTATGTTCAACCATTAATGGTTTGTAACTTTCGTAATTAATTATTAAGTTATTTATTTTTTCAATTATTTCCGGAGCATATCTACAATAATTAAAAATTGTATCAGTCCATTCCGGCGGATATCTAAATTCATCAGGTACTAATTGTTTAAACAATTCTAAATCTGGTACTAATGGAATTGTATCTAAAATAAGACATTCATAAATTTCTTTTCCGATATTCGGGGACTTATATGGAAGAAATGCTAATTTAGATTTAGCTATTTGCGCAAGTAACTGCTTACGTTCTAATGGCTTTCGTTCTTGCGCAAAAATTACTTGAAATTTTGGAAATACTCTAATAAAGTCATATACTATTTGCTCTTGAAGAACAGTATATGAAGACCATGGAAATGTTATAATATCTTGTTTATAATAAGATTCTCTATATGAAAGAAGTTCAAAGTTTAAATAATCCAAAGGAAATGATATTATGTTTAGTCGTTCCGGAAATACATTTTTTGAAACGTAAATTCTAAACTGCTCTTTGAAATATTCATTGATAAAAAAGCTTTTTGTTAAACTTCTATAACTCGATCGTTCAAACACTTTTCGCCAATTACGATCATTTAAAGGTCGATATTCTTCATCTTCATTTATGTAACATCCACGAGTCCAGAACCCGTATGATTTAACAGGAATTTGATAAATTTCTGACCAATGCCGTACATATACGGTTGCAGACGTCCAAGCATTTGGAAAGATAAATTTATCGTCAATCGTAATTACTTTTGTCTGAAACTTTAATTTTAAATCAGCTAAATCTGAAGTTTCAACGACAGTATAGTTAGAGTCAATCCCTACAGACTCAATATAACCTTGCAACAACGAGGCTACGTGCGTTTCCCAAGCGTCGGGCTCTGATACTAATTTATCGATAAAAACATAAATTGTTTTCATATACTTTCTACTTTTGCCCCATTTTCGTTATCTTCCCAAACCTCAACCCATTCACAATTAAATTCTTTCAATATCTCTTCAGCTAACATTTCACACGACTTTGAACCGAATTCACAAGTTCTCGTAAAATCGTCAAAATACTGTCCATTAATATAATCAATGACATCGCGTTTCAACATTATGAATTCTTTATCTCTGTCAGAGTGAGTTACTGCACAAGCTACTGTAAAACAAAACATATGTCTATGTCTTTGAGATAAAAAGTCTACTTCCGGAAAAAGCTCAGCTGCTTTTGGAAAATTGTGACAACCGTCAATTTGTAATCTAACGATTACTAATGTTTTTGTATTCATATTTTATAAAAAAACTAAAAAAGTCTGATGTATTTGAATTTTTTGGAATTTGCCCCCATTTCAAAGCACTATAAAAATCTCCTAATTTATTTTCCAATGATGCTGTAAAGATTTTTTCATAGTCTATATACTGCTTAATAAATGAAATAACTTGATCCGGATCTTCGAAACCCTTTACGGCTAAAGTGTCTAATCCAAACGGATTATTCTTTAAATAAGTCCATTTAATTTTTTCTCCCTCAACGATTGGAGGCGTCGTTGAAATGTTAAAATGTTCAATGAAATCATTATAATTCAATGCCGATTTACAGTGAATAGGCGTACCTTTAAGTCTTAATCCAAAGGTCTGACCTTTAGACTTTTTTACAGAGTATTTTTTTAATTCTTTAACTCCGGTCGGAAACATAATATCAAACAATGGCTTAGTTTTCATAGATTCACGAAAATCTAATACTTTATCATCAATGATCTTTTTATCAGAAATATTTAAGATGTCGACTAGTATTCCAGACATAAACTCTCGAAATGCTTTTGGAAAGTTACTTCGAACTACATCCATACCTTTTACATCTAACTTCCATTCTTTCTTGCCTTTAGTTAAATCTTTAATTAAAATTCCTTTTTCAGAAATAATTTTTTGAGCGTATCGTTTTTTTGCTATCCATATTCCTGATTCAGACACGTATTCTTGTTTAATATTTAAGCAAGGACGATCTGAGTTTAAATAATGTTTAGCGAATAAAGTCCATGAGTCATTGATGTATTTTTCAACTACTTGCGAAGTTTTATATGTTATATCTATTTTTTCTTGCTTAGTTAACTGCTTATTTAACGTACGTTCCATTAGGTCGATAATTGGCTTTGCAGAAAAATAATTAGAATCGGTATCGACATAAATTACATACTCTTTATCAACTCCGGTCTGTTTAATAAACCATTCATTGCCTTTTGACATTGCGTGACGAATTACTTGTTGCCCTGTTAATGTTATTGACTCGGCATTGTCAATATCATGAAATCTAAAACCAGGAGCTCCAAGCGCACCATATAAACTGTTATTAACAATTTTCATTGTATGCTGTCTAGAGTCAAAAAATTTCGACATTTCAGCATTTCCTTCATTTCCGTATTTTTTTGATAAAGATCGATACTCTTCACGTTCATTCATCCAAGTTTCTAGTATCGAAGGAATCAAACCATTTTGCTGACAGCTGTAAACTACGCCTATTGAAGATACTGAAAATTTATTGTCTTCTAACCATTTACGAAAGTCAGACATTGGAATTAGATTATGTTTCGAGCCTGATTTTAGTTTTGCGTTTGCATTACTTAATGAATTAGACCAAAAAATATCTTTAACATCATCCCAATTTTCAACTCGGCCAATTTTTGTCTCTGGTGAAATATTTAATGTACGAATAATTGACGGATACAGCGATGCCATATCTTCATCGAAAATCCATTCATATAAACCTGGAATTGGATCTTTTACATAAGCTCCAGCAAAATCATTAGATGATTCTTCGTTAGAATCTGCAGAATGATCTTTTAATTTTCGATTAGGCGCTACAATTCCTAGACGTTTCATATACGTAACACATGCTCCATCTAAATATCTCGTAGTAAAATATACATCTTCATACGGGACATGACCTTTGTGACATATACCTCGAGCCAGAGAAAGAAATTTTAATTTTTCGTCAAGCTCTAAAACTAGAGTTACGTCATTGACGTTATACTCTACAAATTTTTCAGGGTCATTGTTATATAAATGATCTAAAGTACCTTCAAATTTAACTTTTCCTTTTCCTAACTCTTTCTGACAAATCGATTCTAATGAATAACTTGATTCTTCAGAATATGTAAATAGTTTATACAATGCCATATAATCTAAACATGATACTCCTAAAATTTTATATCTGTTTCGATGAGGTAGCCAAAGCACTTCATTTAAAGGAGACATAGAGTCTGCATATTGCTTACCTGCTACTTTTGCAATTCGGTTATAAAGATATGGAATGTCGAAAAATTCAATATTCCAACCTGTAATAATAGACGGCTGTATTTCTATATAATGCGAAAGAAACTTTGAAATTAATTCATATTCTGTCTGAACGACTTCAAGTAATAAACTGGAATCTGTATACGGCTTTAATTTTCGTTTTTTATCTACAATGATAGCTACTGATCTATTTCCTACTCGATCATGAAATGCTATTGATGTTAGCGGTTGCCATGGATCATCTGGATTTGCAAATCCGCCTTCGGTAGAAACTTCAATATCTATAAATAGTTCTCTATGCCCTACCGAAGGTTCATCATTTTCAAAGTATAAGTCAATTAACGTTCTCGTTTCAGGATTAATATCTGACTCGTATATCAGTCCGCGTTGAATATCAGACTCATCCCAATCTACAACTTTTTCAACTCTTGAACCGTCAAGAGTAACGTGACGGCCATGTGCATTTTTTTTATATGCATACTTTTTAAATGGAAATTGCAGCATTCCATTTTTGTCATCCCAAACTGTTATTAAATTTTTACTACGTTGAAACGCTATATTTTGATATGCCATATTATTGATTAATTTTTTTAAGACGCTGAGCCCTTTCTAATTTTGCTTCAGGGGTCTGTAATAACGATTTTTGATATTCTGAAATTCGTTTCTTAAATTCTTCAGACCGAACTTCCCCTTTCTTCGCTTCAGATATTTTTCTTTTAGTTTCTTCTGATCTAGGTCCTTTAGAAACAATTACTTGCAATGCTCGTTTTTCTTTGATTTTTCTTTTAGTTTCTTCACTAAGAGGTTTTCCTACTTTAACAGATGCTATTAATTTTTTATAGTATTCATATTCTCTACTAGAAACATTATAAATCCTTGTTTGGGTAGACGTTATCATTGAACACATCATCCATGCAGCATATTTAATTTTATCATTGTCCGTATAAATTTCGCATAGTAATTTATGACAAATAAAATGTTCTTTTGCCGTTAATAGTACTAAATTATCTTTATTATTAGAACCTCCTAAACATCTAGGAATAATATGGTGTCGTTCATAATATATTCCCTTTCCTTTTAATCGATTTTCATTTTTTGCTCTGTCTATTATTTGATTGTAAATTTTTTCGTAATTCATAGTATCTTTCTTTAGCTTTTTTATCTAAAATTTCTTTGTTACGCTCATAATACTCTTTACACCATTTTTTTTGTGCCTCTTTTTTTTCTTCAAGTGTATTGTATTTCTTTTTACGTCCCATATCAATTATAAATATATAACTATTAAAAAAACTATTAAATAATTAATCTACTTTAAAATAATTTTCTGGTACTGATTCAATTTCTTCTTTGCAAATCTTTATCATTAATTTAATGTTATCGTGAAATCTAGCAGTCCATTCAAATGGGACTGTTAAATCTTCTGTATCAAACTTTTTATCGATATCCTCGATTGAATCGTACACGCATTTACTAGGTACCATTTCCGGGCAACATGCCCTTCTTGGAACTAACATATTACATTCGAAGAAAATAGCCTCGACGATACTGTATCCAAATGTCTCTTGATACGCCGTAGACAAATACCATTTAGCTTTTGCCAATAGCTCGAAATATTCTGCTTTAGTTAAATTTGCACGATATTCTACATTTTTTGGCAATTTAATTCCTAAATCTTTTTTAGGTCCGGATGATGTAATTATAATTTTCTTTTTAGTTTGTTTTGCAAATTGCATTAATTCGTCAATTCCTTTTTCTTTACACCATCTATGAGGCCAAATTACAAAATCTTCTTTATTAATTTTGCCATACATTTCTGTAATAGTTTTTTCTAAATTATACATGTAATTTAAGTCCCATACTAAGCCAGTTACATGCACTATAGCTTCATTCAAGCCGAAATACTTACATACATTTTGTTTATGGTCTTCACTGCCAACAAAAATACCATCACAAATCATATGATATCCTAACTCAGATGCATCAGCCCACGAAGATAATTTTTGCACAAAATCTGTCGAATCAGCTCGTCCTGCGTAATTTATAGCATATACTTTGACATTGATGTCTTGCAATTCAGCCATATATTTTATCATTTCAATTCCAGGAAAGAAAATGTCTCCGATTAAAAAAACGTCGCCATTTTCAATAGTGCCTTTATTAAATTCATCCGCAATCATTTGCAATTGAGCTGCTTTGAATTTACAGGTATTGACAATGTCTAAAAACTGCCCTCGTTTAATTTCAGTATCAATTTCAACTTTTGGATACAATGAAATATCTACTAAAGGATAGATAGCTGCATTCATGAGTTGAGTGTAACGTTGAGGCAACTCTTCTAATGGAATGTAAATTATTTTATTTTTTTTCATAACTAATTATTTCTTAAATATAAGAATTTTATTTTAAATAAACAAATTTAATTGAAATTTATTCAAAAAAACTTGATAATTGCGTATTTTGAGCTGAAATTTCTTTCATTACAATATTTCCAGACGCGTCGGCAATTCCTAAATAAGTTGATTTATTTGTATGATGTATTTGATACCAACTTAAATTTGCGTATATCGATTCAATATCTGAAGTTAAATAAATTACTCCTTTAGCATTTTCTGTATTAAAATAATCTTCTAAAGAAACCCATTCTCCTTTTTTCTCTTTTAATTTTAAATATAACCGGCTTCTTGGTTCGTGAGACCCGGGTCGAATAAAGTCTTTAAAATGACCTAATAGAGCTGTTTCATATTTTGATTGATACTCTTCAAATTCCTTTTCAACTTCTACTTGATTAGCCCCTCCGTTATTATATGCATCCCAAATAACATCTACTAAATTAGTAGAGTCAGTTGCTATGTAATTTTTAAATTTTTTAAAATTGTAATGCCAATTAAATTTGTTTATAACAACTGTCGGCATCCATCGAAGCGCTTCTAAAACTGCAATTCCAAACGATTCATTTTTATATGGCATAAACGCTACTTTCGAAGATTGTATAATTCGTTCTTTTTCATAACCTACTACATCTGCTACAATTTCATAATTTGAATGACCAATCGATTCAAAATCTGCTTTCCACTTTTTAACGTGTGATGTTCGAGTCATAATATTAGCTTTCAATTCAACGCCATATTTTTCTTTTATTCCTTTTAAAACTTTAATAAACTCCGCAGGATTTTTTCGATCTTCATGACGCCCAATAAATAACAATCCATCGCGCATGTTAATTTGCAAATTAGTTGAGTCAGTTAATGGATAGTACTGAACTTTTGTATTAGTCGACGTTTGAAATCTTTCAGTTAACTTTTCTTGATTTTGTTCGGTCTGTATAAGCGTTTGCATTTCAGGCCAGAACATCATTTTATCGATTAAATCATAATAACAATCTTTAAATACTCCAGATTTAAGTTCTGGATTTATCGAAGCACATTCATGTGCATACGTGGCAATTGCAATATTATTATACAACTGCATTTGATAACATACAAATGCAGATTCAGTGTCATTGCAAATAATTAAATCATATACATGATTAGATAGTGCCGTTGTTAATGCAGTACGAAAATTAATACATTTTTCATAGTTAAATGAATCTTCAAACTCAAACAAATTGCAATGTTTTACATAAGAAGTTCGTAAATGTTTTGAAGGCGTGTATATATTAACTTGATAATTTTCTAAAAAATTATCTTCAGGATCTCCATCGCATATAATATCTATAAAATGACCATGACGCTGAAACGTTTCAACGGCTCCTTTCATAAATATTCCATGACCTGAGCTTGGTCGAAAATTTTTAACGTTGATGATAAATGCTACTCGTTTCATTTAATAATAGTAAAGTCGTGTCAGAACTTGTTATTAATCTGTAATTACTGATTTTGATTTTATGCTGTTAAGCGACTTATCAAGTCTTGAGTCTATATATCTATACAACTCGTCTATTTTACTTTGACAATATTCATTTGACGTGTCTAATAATGATCGAAGTTCTTCTATTTCTTTAGATATATCGCGATGCATTTGATCTTGACTCCTATAAGAATTATCTTCTAATCTCGATGAATTTTGCCAAAGACTATTGAATTCTTCTTTAATTCGATTTTGAATTTTTAATACCTTAACAAAACTAATAACTGTTATTACCATTACAGCAATAAAGATAATCATTAGCATTCCTAAAGCAAAAAATAATGCTTGTGTTTCCATTTTTAATTCTCCTTTTTTTTTTAGTTGTCTGACACGACTAATACTATATAGATCCTGATTTTGTTAATACTTTCATTACAACATTGTCTGAAATATCAAAGCCAAACATTCGCAAATGTAATAAATCTTTTCTATTTAATTTTGAAGCAGTGATTCGTTTTTTTCTATTTTGCTGGTTTTTAAGATTAAGTAAAATTGCACATCGTTCATATTCTTCAAGTTTACTAAAATACATTAACAGACAATCAAATATAAATTCTCGTTCAGTTGAAGTGCAATGTTTAGGTACGTCAAATCGAGTTACAATGTCATACACTCCGTTAATTGTCGATTCTGCATTAGGAAGCTGCTCTGATAAACATAAAAACAGCTCTAATCTACGTTCTCTTTCCGATGCGTTCATATTATTTCAAATGATCAACAAAACGATAAAATTCATTACGAGCCGCAGGATCATCTAAAAACGCGCCTGACATTTTTGATGTCATCATTGTCGAATCGTGCCTTACTCCTCTCACGCACGCACACATATGATTTGCTGACACCATTACAGCTACTCCTTTATTTCCTTCGCATACTTCATTAATGTAATTGTGTATTTGCGTGGTTAAGTTTTCTTGAACCTGAGGTCTTCTCGAGAAGTATTCTACAATTCTATTAAGTTTAGACAATCCAATTACTTTACCATCGGCCGATGGAATATAAGCTACATGTGCATATCCAACGAAAGGAAGTGCATGATGACTGCATGTAGAATTTACCGTAATATTTCCTTGAAATACAACTCCGTCATACTTATCAACATTATCAAATGCAGTGATTTTTGGCGGAGCATTATAACAGCCTTGATATAAATCTTCTACAAACGCTTTAGCAACGCGACGCGGTGTATCGGCCATATTAGGGTCATTTTGAAAATTTTCAAACTTTAACGACTTTAAAAATTCCCCGTAATGTTTAGCCGCTTCGGTAATTATACGACTTTTTTCTTCATTAGATAATGATATTGAATCATTTCCGTATTTTAGTGTTTTGGTCATTGATTAATTAATTTAATACTGCTAATAAATCAGATTCTCTATATAGAATATACGTTTCTCTTCCAACCTTCACTTCTTGACCCTGGCCATATGCAGGAAGAAGCACTTCATCATCTACTTTAACTGACATCGGAATTGACACGCCATTTTGTGTATACAATCCATCGCCTACAGCGATTACCCTTCCTAATTTTGCTTCATCAGCTGTTACAGTTTCTGGAATAATGATTCCAGACGCTGTACGTTTATCTTCTTTAGTTTTTAACTCTTTTACAAGTACTCGGTCGCCTAACGGCTTAATTGTTTTATTTTCCATATTTTTATTAATTTTATTTTTTAAAGACATCATTTAAATCAACCCCCATAAGATCTGCTATTTTGCGAAGAGTTTCTATTTTTTCTTCAATTTCACAGTTAGGTTCATTATTCTTTTCATCGTAAATTTTAGCTCTAATAAGTAGCTGTTTCATATCTTCCACTTCTTTTTTGAGAGCGTCAAACTCTTGCTTTGAAATAAGAGATAAATTAGTAAATGTTTGTTGATAATAGGGTGAATTCCATTTATCATTAAAATGATCTCCAATCATTGATACTGTACACATATTTTATTTTCTAAATGAATTATACATTGAGTGTTTTATTCCCGATTGCGAATCTTACAACACACGCTCTATAACCTACTGGCATATACTCCTTAGGATCTGCCAATACTTTTTCTAGCATATTACGAATCATTTGTTTTTCTTCTTCGTAGGTTTTAGGAGTGGCGTTAATGTCTTGAGGAAATTCTGGTGACCAGGTTAATGTTATACTTTTTGTTGGAGTAAATGTTTCTGGGTCGTAGATGGTTGGCGCAAATACACAGCCATCCTTTACCGGGTTATACAACTCCATCGGATCATACATTTTAGGCGTGAAGAATATTTTATACACATATCCTACCTGACCCGTATACTTTGTATTTGATGTATCGTATATTTTTATGGTTTGAGCAACAATTGGATCACCGTCTTCAGTGAATCCCGATGGGAGTTTCATCCATACAATCTTACTAAAATCAAAGTGATTAATAAGTTCAGCTTCTACTTGTAGTCTTTGTTCTTCCGTTAGATTGTCTATACCAAAAGTATTATCTAAACTGGAGTCATCCCCGAGCGGTGCGCCGGCGGCACAAATATTCATTAATTTTTCTGCTAATTCTGATTTCATATTTTTATACGTTTAATGTTTTATTCCAAGAATATCATACTTATTTATTTAATACTTGATTCCACGCGGCAATGTGTAATCTAGTCAATCCTCTAAATTTATACTTCTTAGCCATTTCAAGACAGAATTGAGTACGCTCTTCGAAGTTGGCTACATCATCTAGTCCAGGCATACACACTACATTTTTAAGTGGTATGTTAAATGGCACTACAAAGTCACGGAACAATTCTTGTACGTCTTCTTCTGTGCTGATAACGAACTTAAATTGGTAGTTTTGATGTTGCATTATACGCTTGATTGCGTCTGGATTGATACGTTGCTTTTCAGTCATACCTGAGTTAGATAGCTTAGGTGAGCAGTTGATTTGATTTAAGTATCTAAATAGAGGTTCTTCAATATAAATTGTTCCGTTTGTTTCAATTTCATGGTATGAAGCAAGTATTGAATCTACACCATAATTTTGTATTTCTTGAGAATACCAATATGTTAAGAAATTTGTAATTGCTTCCTGATGTCCTTTGATCGTAGGTTCACCACCTGTCCAAATAATATGGATAATACCGTTCTTAATATCATCGTAGATACCTTGCTCTTTCCATCTATCAATCAAATATTGAAACTCTTTTTCTTCACCTCTCCATAACCATTGAGATGTACTATCACAAGTCCATGTTGCCTTTCCTTCCTTGTGTAAGTCACCTTCGAAAATTTCGCCGTCTTCTAAAGATCGATCTTTCATTAGTTGATTAGCAAACTTACGAGACATACCACAGGTTAAGTTGCAATTTCCTAAACGAACGAAATATGACGGTATTCCGCTACTTATACCTTCTCCCTGCACCGAATAAAAGTCAGATGAAATTAACAGACTAGTTTCGTTTATTTTTGACATTTTTAGTTTTTTTAGTTTGTTTAACTTCATCAATATTTAATTGATCTGGCTGACTTTTTATTAATTTGCTAGCGTCGCGTACTTTGTTTTTCCAAGCTGATTTAGGAGCATACATCGCAATTCCAGCGTTTACTTGACGATCAGCTTCTTTATCTGAAAGCCGATAGTAAGTTTCATTTTTATAAACTGTTTTCATATTTTAAATTATTCTTCGTAAATTGCACTATTTCTTCTATTTTCAAAAAATTCTACTCGCACTACTCGTACTCTTTTATTTGTTTCATTTAAAATGAATGCGTTAACTTTATCAAACACGAATTTAGCAAATTTTTCAGCTCCGACAGGACCTTCAAGAATTCTTAATTGAATTACTTTTTTCCTATCTAATTCTTGAAAAGTTGCTAATTCTGGATCGTCTGGAGCTATAACGGTAGTATGATCGAACATGTAATCGAACCATGTTTTAGGATTCATTCCATCAATAGTTCCTTTAGCACGTTTCATTCCACCGAAATCCCAAACCCAATTGCGATGGTCTAACTCTCCTTCGAAAGTTATTTTAATTTCTACATCATAGCCATGAAGATATTTACAGTGCGTACCTTCCGCAGCCCATTGCCGAAATACTGTACTAAATCCATCGAAAAGTTTTGTTGATTGATATTTTTTCATTTACTTTAATATAATAAATTTTATTTTACTAACCAAGTATTCCTTGCTTGCGTAATGAATTTATTGCGATTTGCTCTCCGAAAGAAAGAAACTGCTCTTGTTTTACTGAAGAAAGTGCAATTTCAATCATTTGGTTAACAAGTTCTTTTTGCTCTGCAGGTGCTTTTTTCAAAATTTCTGCTAGCTTTTCAAAGTTAATGAAATTTTCCGTAATAATTTTAGGATCAGGTGTAACTGCATCCACAAAAGTACCTAAGTTGCCATTACGAGGCGTTTTAGGTGCTAATTTAGCTTTTGTTTCTCTTGCCATAACTTATTTATTAATTTCTTAAATATAAGAAAGTTTTTTCAACTAACCAAATTTGTTTGATATAAATAGTTGAATGCCCCAAAATTTTCATTCGGGGCATTCATGTTTAAGATTTATTTTTATTAAGGATAAGTCAGTATGATTAACTGTCCTATTCTATCTCCTATTTCATAGTAGCTGCTTTGGCTTCTGCCTTTTTAACCAACCCTATTACTTTTGTCACCGACTGCTCTATAGGAATATCAAACATTCCTGATCCCAAATCTATATCTTGACCTTCTTTATCAGTAAGTCTATTCAACACTTGATTCTTTTGTTTATATAAACCAAAGAGCTTCTTTGTCACTTCTGTCGACCAATGATTAATGTTTACATCAATAGTAGAAAATTTCTCAGCACTACCGACGTAGTTTTTTTGCCGTAGCTCTGTTTCTGATGGAGTTAAATATATTCCTAGTACACTTCCGTCTCGAAGAATTTTGCGCGCATCCATCGCCGCAAAGCCATATGGGTGGCCAAAAGTTACATCATATCCCATTGACTCTAGCTCTGTAGTTAATGGTTTGATTAGATCTTTTAGAGTTGCTTCTTTTAATACTTTACGAACTTCTTCACGAATTAATTTTTTGAATTCTGTAATTTTCATTTTATGTCTATTGATTTAATTTAATATAAATATGTAACGAAAAAAAACAATTATTGTTCTTTAAATTCGTCTACAATAATTGCAATTGACATAGAACTTCCCCCTTTAGATTCTCGAACATCTAATTTTGTTTTGTATTTCTTATTACCCATTTTAGTAATAAACTCTAAATAAATACCAGCTTTCGTAGGAGTGTCAATAGTTAATACTGAATCCGTTAATGCCTTTAAACTATCTCTTCCTTTAAATTCTGTAACGTGTCCCAGAGTTCCGTTTGAAGACGCCATGACTTTATAAAATGTAGGATTAAATCCGCTAAGCGAAACTCCAAATGCAGTTAATGCTAAAAATGGATCTTTATACTTTTTCATGATGTCGTTAATAGATTTTAACTCATCAAATGTTTCAAAGTATTTTGTTAATAGTCTATATACTGCAGTTTTTACGATAACATTTCTAGTAAGCGCTTCTTTGTCAAGTTCTTTAGTTACTTTACTTGAACCAAATTCATTTTTATATCCAAATTTTCTTACTGAAAGTTTATATTTGTTTTTTGATGTTTCGTATTGATTTGTGTAAAGATCAATAACTTCTTTAGTAATTGGAGCGAACGCTTTTAATATTTGCAATTCTTCTTTTGTAAAATCAGACTCGGCAGATCCTAATTGCTGTCCAGTTATATTCTTTACTGACAAAAATTCTTTTGCTCGACCACTTACTGCTTCTTGTTCCTTTAATGATACTGCAGTTACTAAAGGGTTGTCAATATCAAATAATGAATTTAATCCAGTTTGTAGTACTTTACCAGATTTATCTTCAATATTAACAATTGCATTATTAGTTTTTGATTCGTTAATAATTTTTTTAATGCTATTAACTGCAGACTTATTATATAAATATACATCTCCAGGACACCATTTGTCTTTTGCTATTTTAGTAATTTCAGATGCTGTAGTTCGAATAGTTTCAAATAAAGTACCGCGGTCAATAACTAATCCTGTCCCAAACTGATCTTGTATTGTACGGGCAGCGGATAATGCATTTAAGTAAAGATTCTTTGTTTTACTATCTAACGCAGAAGCGGTTGTTAATAATTCAATACCTGTTTTCACAAATTGCGCAGATTTTGACCCGTAATACGCTGCATTGATTGCGTTAATTTCTGTGCGTAAATTAGACTTTATAGGAGTATTGTTTATTACACGCTCTTGTATTTCAGTTAGTTGTGACTGAGGACAGCTATAAAAAAATACTACTAAACCTTCTTTAAAATCTGGGGTTTCGGTTCCTGCTAATCCTGATTTTGTCGTTTTTGCAGTAAATGTATCTTTACTTATATCTGATAATTTAATTACTTGGCCATCCGTCAAAGGTATAATTGGCTTTGTACCAAATAACTCACGCATTTTAACTTGACGAGTGTTTAAATCTTTAATTTTTTCTAAACTTTTAAGTGTCTCTAGAAATGATTTATCAATAGTAACATTTTTTGATCTATCTTTTTCAAGAATGAATGGCTCCCCAGATTGTATCTTATCAATAAATCCTTGAAAGTACTTTGGTTTGTTTAAATTAGCTGGGTCAAAACTAGTTTCAGTAAGTGAGTTTTTATTAAATTTTACTTCTTCAGCAGTGATATATGAATTTATAGATTCGACTATTGATCCTTTTATATTATTTTCATTTAATACTTCTAATAGAACTTTCATATCTTTAGAGCTACCCCATACTGGAAATCCTTTATCACATCTCCAAGACCATTCTTGAAGAATAGCATCTAAATCAGGCAATGAATTTATTTGACTCGTTAGTTGAGTGTTATATTCTTGCAATACTTCTGTCGTAGTCATTTGATCTACTTCATACTGACCATATGAAAATTTTTCAACTAAATCAATACGAGCAATTACTTCGTCAGGTACTTGTCCAGGCACTGCAACGCTTTCGTTGATTGTAGATTTAGAAAATTTCTCGTCTAAATCAATTAAAATATCTTTCTTCATAGTGGAGTAAATCTAACTTATTGCTTACATCAATTAACTGAGCAGCGTTTAATAAATCTGAATATTCTGCAATGGATTGCGTTTGAATTTCTCTAAAATCTTGAAGAAAATCAAATGTCGGTAAATGCATGGAAAATATATCTACAGAAATTTCATTGTACTTTTCTCCTAAATCAAATTCAATAGCATACGCTTTATTAACAATATCAATTAAGCTGTCAAATTTTCCAGAAAATTTAACTGCAGGTAATATTGGATTAGCATTCCAATCTACTAGATACTTTTGAAGCTTTTCTGCGTGCTCTAATTCAGCAGCTGCTTCTTTTGCAAAAAATGCAGCGGCGTTAGGATAATTTACTCCAGCACACCAATTAGTTGCATAACGATAAAAATAATGTGCTGTATATTCGTCTGCAATTCTATCATTTAATGCAGATACGATATCGGCAGGTAAAGTTTTAGGCTTTAGCACCTCTGATTGTGTGGCTACAACGTTTTGTACTGTCGATGTTGGATATTCCATATCTTTTTAAAATAAATATCGTATTTAATATTTTATTACTTTTTTGTAATCTAATTTATATTTAACGGGTATTTTATTAACGTTATCTTTAATCGTACGTATTATTTCATTTGGTATTAAAATTTTAGATGCTGATACTGAATTGTTTAAATAAAAAGTTTCCGCCTCTATATCATCATATTCAGAAAATATCGATATAAAATCAGGATTGAATATTAAATTTGGGTCTGTTATTGGTATACATATAATTGCAGGGATCATTCCTTTTTTCAATGACCTTATAGTCTTCTCTTCCCAATCTCCATGTTCGGTAGCAAATTCATGTGCTACGGCTAAGTCGACTGAAAATGACATAAATTTTTTCTTAAAATTTAATGCGACTGAATTATTATATTCTGCGTAACCTTTTGTAATTTTAGCATTGTATTTAGAAATGCTATCAACTGGAATATACGTACCTCTGTATACTAAATTAGTTTTTTTATTTTTAGATTTAGACGGGTCTAATATTCCTGGAAATTTAGATTTTAATGGAGCGACTATTTTAAGAACTTTTTCTATATTACCTGGTTCATTATCGGAAGTGTATGATTTTAAATCGCTTAAAAATTCATTTTCATCTTCAGTGTTAGGCTCGTTTGTTGTATACCATTTTTTAAGAAACTTCTTAAGTTTTGAGCTATCAGCTACGTCTAAGTTTAAATCTGCAAATAAAAAATTGCCATAATCAAATGAAAATTTACCTTTTTTCTTTTTTACTGGTTCGGGGTCTGTATACTTAACTGGCGGATACTTACTTTTAATTAACTGCTGCACGAAGTAACTTAAATCCTCAAAATCTTTGCCGTCAGTAGTTTTGTAATCAGGATCGTAGTCAGTGTATATGTGACCATCGAACCAATCAGATTTTTTCAAAAATCCAATATCATTCAAAACTTGTATAGCATTTTTTTCTTCGCTAGATACAGTATCGTTATCTTTAGAAAAATACCACAATTTAACAAAATCTTGTAATTGACTAAATGAGTATTTTTTATTTAAAGCTTCTTTTAGTAAATTTATAAGTTTGATCATATTAAAATTATTTTTAACCTATTAGTTTATTATAAATATATCTAATTGAACAAAATAATTGATTAATTTCCAGAAGATCCAAACCCTCCCTCACCTCTTTCTGTTTCGGATAAAGTATCCGATTCAATAAATTGAATTGACGGATAAGGTATAATCAATAATTGGCCAATTTTATCCCCTACATTATAAGTGTCTAAATCTCCTTCAGGCGTTACTCCATTACCAACTACTTTAAATCTAAACTCGACTTCTCCTCTGTATCCGGAATCTAATACTCCTACTGAGTTAGTTAGCAATAATTGCTTTTTGCTATTACTTGATCTGGGAAACAGCAATCCAACATACCCTTCAGGTATCTCAAATGCTAATCCTGTTTTATATGCAATATAGCTAGGCGTAAATGTAATTCCGGTAGCTGTTAAATCCATTCCAGCATCTCCGGATTTTGCATACTTCGGCACCACTGCGTTTGGGTGCAATTTTTTAATTCCTACTTTCATGACTATTTTATTATGATTCACAACTTACACACTCTAAAATATTTCTAGCAAATGACTGAGCGGATGACTGACTGAATTGATAGTATAAAGTTTTTATTCCTTCTTCATGTGCATATAAATACAATTGATTAATGTCTTTTGCAGCAACTGAAGGATGTATCATTAAGTTCAATGATTGTGATTGATCAATGAATTTTTGCCTCTGCGCTGCTTGTAATATAATTTCTTTAGGAGAAATTTCAATAAAAGATTTAAAAACTTCTTTGGTCGGAAAATCTAAATGTTGTACTGATCCGTCTTTCTTTAAAATTCCTTCCCATATTTCCGGAGTATTCATGGAATACTTTTCCAATTCAGATTCTAAATAAGGATTTTTATAAATCGTTTTTGATTTGGCTAAATCTTTAATAAAATAATTTGACTTGATCGGCTCAATGCCCATTGAAACTTGACCTAAAATAAATGAGCTAGATTTTGTAGGAGCTATAGCTACCAAAGTAGTATTAGCAAAGCCATTACGTAACGACGTATATCCTTTTTCATCATGAAGCCATTTCGACGCAAATTCGCTACGATCTTTTATTAATTTAAAAATTTGATGATTTAATTGTTTAGCTTGTAATGATTCAAATGCAATTAATTTAGATTGAAAATATGAATGATATCCTAACACTCCTAATCCAATCGCTCGATGCGCTGCAGCAAAACGATGCGCTCGTTTCATACCGGGCATGTTAGAAGATTTTCTAATAAATTCATCCATTACTGCATTTAAAAACATAGTGTATATTTCAATAGCGTCTGTATCTTTAATTTCATCCCAATGCAATAAATTCAATGATCCTAAACAACATACAAATGAATTGAAACTGTCTGTCGGTAATTGAATTTCCGAACATAAATTTGATGCCGTAATATCCAAACCTAACTCTTTATAAGGAGAATTGTTATTGGAATTGTCTTTGAACATAATATATGGAAATCCAAATTCGCTACGACGTTGAATTACTTTTGCCCAAATCTTTCTTTTATCTACATCGCCGGCTTTCATTGAAGCTATCCATTCGTCAGTGACAGTTACTCCATATTGTAAATTTTGTATTGGATTTCCTTCAATTCCAATATCTAAAAATTCAAGTATATCTCCATGTTCAATTGGAAGCCATACTGCACACGCTCCTCTACGAGCTTCAGACTGTTTACATACATCTACTGTAGTATCGTATATACGCGCGTAATGCACCGGACCATCTGCCGTGCCACCTGTTGAAATTTTACTGCCTCGAGATCTAATATTTCCTAAATAAGCTGATGTGCCTCCGCCATATTTTGACATCATCCCTATTTCACGTGCCGCATTTAAAATACTGTCAAGCGTATCGTCAATATTCGAACCGTAACAACTAATAGGAAGACCTTTGTCTTTTCCGAAGTTTATCCAAACTGGTGTAGATAAACTAAAGTATCCTTTAGCCATATACTCTTCAAATTTTGCTGCAAAGCCTTCAATCTTCAAATATTTTTCTGCTGTATTGGCAATATCTTTAATTCGTTGTTCTGGACTTTCAGAAATGTAGCCGCGAGAAAGGTATGTACGACTTTCCTCATTTAACCAATAATATCTTGTTCTATTCATATGTTTTAAAATAAATCGTCTTCTGTAATACTTTTACTTTTTTTGTTATAATCAATTTGTTTTTTATAGAAAAAATCTCCTTCTTTTGTCGAAGTTATTTCTACATCGAACCATAATGTTTTTTCAATTTCAGAAAAATCTACTTCAAACATAGGATCCATTCCAATTTTTTGTAGCGAGTTGTTAAATCTATTCATTATAAATTGACGTATAGTTTCTTTTTTCAAAAAATCTAATTCGCCATTTTCAAAAATCCAATCTAAAATTTTACACTCAGCTTTAAACGCTTTTTTGCACGCAGAATAAATTAATAAAATAAACTCATCATCAAACCAATCTGGATTTTCTCTTTTTATGATATTGATAATTTCTGATCCGAAATTTCCATGAATGTCTTCTTCTTTTGAAGTCGCCTCAACGACATTGGAAATTCCTTTAAATAAATTACGTTCTTTATTAAAAGACATCATGATAAGAAATTGTGAAAACAAACTAACATGTTCTATGAAAAGAGAAAATAAAAGTACGGATTTTGTATACATTTTATTATCATGACTTCGGGTGCCATCTAAATACTTTTTTAGATATGCAATTCTATCTTTTATAGCCGGTATTTCAATTACATGTTGAAACTCGTCTTCTAATCCTAAAATTCGAATTAAACGAGCATACGCATCTTTATGCCGAACTTCAGATTCCGCAAAAGTCATTCCTACATCTCCAACTTCTGTTATTGGCATTCGTTTATACATATCAGCCCAAAAAGTTTTTACGCTAACTTCAATTTGAGCGATTGCTAACATAGTTCGTTGAATGACAGCTCGCTCTTCGTCAGATATTTTCGTTTTAAAGTCGTCGATGTCAGTAGTGAAATTAAATTCCGTGTCAATCCAATATGAATGCCTAATAGCATCTTTAAAAGATAACAGCGAAGGATATTCGTAGGGTAAAATGTTTACCCTAGGTGCAAATATATTATTATTCATTTGTAAAATTTTTATTAGTTCCGTATCCGGAATTATAATTATCTATTAACCTAAAGAATCTGATGCTACTTCTTTATATTTTTGTAATAAACTTTTTCGCAGAAGTTCTTCTCCACTTTGCATTTGTTTAGCCGTATCTTTTCCTTGTACCGACGTTTCTTCATAGATATGAATTTGACCATTACTCATATTCATTTTCGAAGGAAGAGTAATTCCGTCAGGTCCAAAACGATTCTTAATTACGTGCCATCTTCCTGTACCTGCTATTTTATCAGTTACTTTTCTTGATAGCGAAAGTACGAAATCTGCGATCATTACTTTTGCATATGACTCAGATATTTTATCAGCTTCAATAACGTCTTGCTCTAATGCTGACCTATTCGCTTGGCTTGCAGTAAATAAAGGAACTTCATATTCGCCGGCGACACCGCGTAAATCTTCATAAATAGATTCTAATTCATGACGCATTTCTTTTCTAGAAACTGCTCCTTTTAACAAATCGGCATAATCGACAATAACCAAATCTGGTTTTTTACCTATTAAAATCATTTTTTCAATATGCGCTCGAATGGTTGAGCAAGATGCTGTCTTAGTCGGATAATACTTAATAACCAAATTTCCTTTTAGTTTATTAATTGTATTTTGAACTTCCTCAATATTATACTTTAAATTTTGATTGGCAATTCCCGTTAACACGGCATCATAACGCTGACCGACATATCCTTCATTCAACTCTAAAGTATAATGAACTACATTTAACCCTTGTTTAACAGCATTAGCTCCTATATTAATTAACCCCCATGATTTTCCTATTCCGGCCGGGGCGACAAATACTACTAATTCTCCTTTTCCAAACCCTCCGTCAGATAAATCATTAATAACTGGCCATGGAGTTGAGATTGTAGATCTAATATTGTCTTTATATCTATCTTCAACAGAAGAGTTATACTCATGCCCAACTTCTTTATCAGCACCAGCTTTCATTGCCGAGTCAATTGTAGATTTTATCAATTCATATTGACCTTTATTTAAAAAGTCTACGGAATCGAGAATTGCTCTTTTTATACATTGATTTTTACAAAAATTTAGCGTTTCTTCTTTAACAAAATCTAAATCTTCCGACTCTAAATATCTATACGAATCTTTTAAAGATTCAATTATTGACGATTTAACAATGTCACGCTCTACATCATTGACTTTGATTTTAAATACATCTAATGTAGGAGCTGATTTATATTCTTGAAAATATTTTTCAATAGTTTCTACAATCCATTGATTTGCTTCTGACTCAAAAAATTCTGGTAATAATATATCAGATACCTGTTGTAAAAAAGGTTTATCTGAAAGTAATGAAGTTATAATTTTTATTTGAAACGAATGCCCATAGCTTACTAATTTATCCATTCTTATTTTTTATTTAATATAATAAATTGTTTGTCAGAAACAAATTATTGTTTACTGAAATGCAGATAAAGAATTAAATCCTGAAGCTAACCAACTGTCCACGTTCGGAATTACGCTGTATGCTTTATCTCGCATAAATAATTTTTTAAAATTATATGTATCCAATTTAGGAATTGGTCTATCTGCAATATCAGAAATTAACATTTTAAAATGAGCTGATATATCTAAATTTTCCAAAGACATCAATTTCCAATTTAGCTGCATAACATGCTCACTGTCAAGTACCGTTTTATAAATTTTATGATCATCTTTACGATTTGCGCAATACTCTATTAATTCTGATAGCGAGACTGTATTTTCACCTAATAAAATTGGAAATTTTGTCTGCAGCGTTTTTATTCCTACTCCATTTATTCCTTTGATGTTATCTGAAGCATCACCCATAAAAACTTTATAATGTATAAAGTTATGAGAAGGAATTCCAAAACGTTCGTAAATTTCTTTTGGTGTATAAAATTTCTTTTCGACAGGTCTCCAAACTGAAGTTTTAGCATCTACAAGTTGTAAAAAATCTTTATCATCGGACATTATAATAACGTCTCGTTTTAATGGACGAAACACTTCTGTCGTTAAATATGCTATTGCATCATCGGCTTCGATATTATCAATCGACATTACTGTAATTGGCAAACACTGCAAATATTCAGACAGCTTACCCATTTGCAATCGCATAGATTCCAATTCTTCTTCTACGGTTTGAGCTGAAATGTCTTCAATTCGATTAAATTTTGTCGACATTGACCTGCCTTCTTTATATCCAGAATGCATCTTTTTTCTTCGTGCAGATCCTCCTTTACCATCAAAAACCATTATACATCTCGTAGGTTTAAACTGTCTAATAACCGCAGCAATAGACCGTAAAAATCCTATGTAACCGCCTATATGGTCTCCATCGTCGTTAACAATCGGAGATGCGCTAAATACCCGAATAAAAGAGTTTAGGCCATCGATAATTAAAACTTTATCATTTTTATCGAGGCCTAAACTTACTTTTTCGTGATCTTCGCGAACTTGTCGTAATAAATCAACGTAACCTTTCATAATTTATGATTCTTCTAAATCAAACTCAGTGTCAATTTTTATATCATCAACCCCGAAATCTTCTCCGGATTTGTAAGTCAATATATACTTTTCACAGATAGTTTTATATACTTGAGCTTTCATTTCCGGATCGTCGATAAGTTTTGATTTAAAGTCTTTGGACTGAAATTTAACGACTTCTCCGGTATCTGTATTAGTATATGTATACCAAGCACCGGCTTGCGAAACTAAATTATGAGTTTTCAACATTGTTAGCCATGACCCATAATCATCAATTCCGGAATCGAAATAAATGTCATAGTCTACAGTTCGCAATGGAGGGCCCATTCGATTTTTAACTACTTGCGCACGAGTTGTAATACCCATAACTTCTTCTCTTCCTCCATCGACTTTTAATTTAATTTGCCCTACAGACTTTAGACGAAGTCTTACTGAAGAGTGAAACGCAACTGCTTTACCACCCGACGTAGTCCATTGGTCTCCGAACGTTACTCCTAAGCGAGTACGAAGCTGATTTGTAAAAATTAAACATATACGTTGTCTACCAACAAAATTGGTAATTTTACGCATTGCTTTGGAAAGAATAATAGCTTTCGAAGTTGCCCATCCGTCTTTATCATAATCTGCAGACATTTCTTGTTTTGTTGATGCGCCAGCTACGCTGTCTACAACAATAGTAACAATTCTGTCTTTCGATCCTTTACGGATAGATTCAATGATGTTTTCAATAGCTTCGAAAATGTCTTCAACAGTTTCCAATGGCACATACAGCATATCTTTTAAATTTACTCCGATAGCTTCGAGAAACTCTCGAGATACTGCATTTTCAGTGTCTATATAGACTGCCAAGCCTCCTTTACGCTGCGTATCTGCCAGAGCATGAGCCGCTAATAAAGATTTACCAGAGGCTTCTAAACCTGTTATTTCTATAATACGACCTACAGGAAGACCTCCATTTGGTCGATTTGCGATTGCGAGATCGAGCATTGTCGATCCGGTCGAAATCCACTCAGTTACATCGGACGGAGCGTCAGAGTCGCCTTCTAAAAAGTAAGCTACTTTATAATTAGAGCTTTTAAACTTTTTATTAAGATTATCTGCTAACACTGACGCTAAATCGTCCTGCAGCTGCGCTTCTTCGACAATTTGTTTTGATTTTGCCATAATAAGATTGCGCGTCCTTTAAAAGGATTTTATTTGTTAAATAGTGAATCAAATGCTGACGCTACGTCGTCGACATTTGCGCTTGGAGCTGATTCGGCAATTGCCGTTTTATTTTTTGACACTTTGCCTTCTGATGCCGGAGCTGACTGCTCTTGATTCTGAGCATTTTCAGGATCTAACCAGTTATGCAGCATTTTCGTCATTTCATCATAGGAATGTTCTTTGAAAATGTCAGTTAACTTTGGTTGATTTGCCAATTTCTCCAAGATTGCTTTGTTGTCTGTAATAGGAGTTTGATTTGGTTTTACGCGAATAGACGTTTCAGGATATGTTTTTCCTGACTGATCAGCTGCTTTAAATTCAACTGTAATGTCACGTCCTGCTACTGGATCTGTAATATCGCCATAATCCGCGTCAGTGATAAATGCAAGAAGTTCTTGATATACTTGTTTTCCGAAACCCCAGAATTTAACGCCTTCAGACTCTTTACCTCTTACGATAATTGGAACGTAACAACGCATTGTCGGCTCTAATTTTTTACCAGCTTTCCAATCATCTGAATTTCCTGTAGATTTTAATTTTTCTGCGAATTCTACGATTGGGTCTGGACGTCCGAATGACATTGGAGACACAATGTTTTTGCCTCCGAAATTGTAATGAAAATAAAGTTCGGTAAATGGATTTTCTCTGTTATGTTGATAAGGAACTATTCTTACAACTTGCGTACCAGGTTCCGGTTTCCAAAGATTATTGGATTTTGTCGTTGCAGTTTGCAACGAATTAAGTTTTGCTTTGATAGCATCTAAATTGATAGCCATTTTAAATTTAATTTAATTGTTAATAGATATTTTGTATTTAGCAATTGTTAACGTAAAAGTGATTGTCTAGAATAGTCAAATCTACATCATCAACAACTAACATAACTAAATATATGATACTTTTTACAAAGTGCCAAATATTTTAATATAAATATGTAAATTACAAATTTACAATTTGATATATTTTTGTTTTAAGAACTTTAAGCTCGCTATTTGAAGTAATCAATAGTGAATTAGAATATTTTGACCAATCAATTGAATAATTCGTGTCTAAAATTCCATTATTTTCTTTACGTATTAAAGAATTTAGCGAATTTATTGTATACAATGTATTTGAGTCTTTTTTTCTATGTACAAGCATTGCGCCTGGCAATTGTTTTTTGCAATTTGACTTATCTACATTGAAGCTGCAAATTAACTCTTCAGATGTTTCAATTGACAATATAAAAATTCTATTATATACAACTTCATACGTTTTTTCAATCATACTAATAGTATGATCTAGTTGCGGTTCTATCGTAAATAAACAAATTAATTGTACCACTTCGTGTAATCTATTCAAATCAGTTCGATTATAAATATGTTACTCTGGTATTTTTACTGAAATTAAATTGTTATAATCCGGGCCTATTTCTACTTTTGTAGGAAATTTTCCATTTTGTTCCAATTCAGTTTTTATAATTCGTATAAGTTCCGCGCCGTCATTTTTGTTAAAATCAAATAAAAATGAATCGTATGTATATAATACCAATTTGCTTTTAAACGATTGTGTACGTTGAAGTACGTTATGAATTACGGCCATATTACGCTCGGTTTCGAATGCTTGCAGCAAGTAGTTAAGCAACTTAGCTGAATTCATGTTCGTAAAAAATGATTGAAATAATTTTCTAGAAAACATAGGAGTTTCTATATATCCGCTTTCTGAATATTGCTCCCAAAGCAATTTAGTATATTCGTAAACTTTTGCAAAAAACGGAATTGTTAAATACTCTTTTCCTATACCTCCATACAACTGACGAAATGATATTGCCTTCGATTCATTATATTCTTCTTTACTTAAAACTTGCTTATCGAAATAAAACTTTCCTAAATGCTCGTGTACCGAACAATTGTCAGGAAATTTATAATCGACTAAATCTGCCAACAATCGCAAGTGGTATGAATCGTAATCAAACGACACCATAAATCCATTTTCCCCAAATCTAGATATAAACGCTGCGCGCGTACCATCGTCTTTATTTAAAGCAGCGAAATTAATTCCATCAAATCGATTTGAAGGGCGGCCCGTTGTAGTGTAAATATTGTAGTCAGTATATGAAAATCCATCATATAATTTTGATAGCGGGAATTTCGTTTTAAACGCATCAAATGAAGTAAACAATCCGTTTTGCTCGATTTGAAATAAATTGTCAATGAAAAGATCGTTGTATACAGAAAATGACTCGTCTTGTTGATAATAGTCATATACATTTAAAAATCTCTCGACAATAGATTGGCATTTTTCTGTATGTTTTGAAATTGGAATAATGCAATTTAAATCACTGAATTTATTGAAATTTTTTATATAAAATTCATGTGCTGTCGTTTCAAACTCATCATCAATAGGTTTGTTACGTTGCGTCCATTCAATTAAATTGATGTCAATTAAATTTTTATTCGTGCATGATCGTTTAAATCGTTTTTTGTCATATACAAACAATTTATTTTCCGTAGGAAATTTATTTAAAAGATCAATTGATAAATTTGCTCCTTCAGTGTGATTGAATACTATAATGAAGTCTTTATCTAAATGAAGTGTATATACATACACCAATGATATAGAATCTACATAAACAGGTCTATCTCCGTTACAGTATATGGGTATTACTATCCAATCAACTTTACTACATTTTTCAATAAAATTAAAAAATTCGATTTCAGACTCAATTATTTCCATAACACCCTTATACATAAATATAAGTATTTGTTTTCTATTTAACAAATAATTTTTTTATTTCTGGGCTGGTTAGTCGAGCGTAAATTGAATATTCTATGTAATCTGTTAAAAAGTTTTTAAGGCCTGGAAATGTACGATCTTTTAAAAATACTAAACGGCGATTGGTGTCTAAAACTCCATATACAGTTCCGCTTGGGCTAAATTGGTCATTTAAAGGTCCTGTTAATTTCCATGAAATTGAAATAGCATCGTATATGGAATCGTCTATTCCAGTTTCCGGAACACTCCACAAGTTAAATTGATCTTCGTCAATTTCAATTATATCTTCAAATGAAGTAAAATTTCTTCTGCGAAGAAAAAATCGATTATATTTTCCTTTTTTATACATTTCCAATGTTGGAATATTTGTTCTTGATTGAGGAGTTTGAAATACTTTTTTTTCAATCAATGAATTGTAAAGAAAATGTTCTGGTTGCGAAATTTTTGAAATGTATGGAATCAACGTTTTTGATTCTATTTCACTAAATACAGCTCCAGTTAAAACTTTTCCGTCAATGTATTTATGATAGTATCCTTTATATTCCGTGCCATCTTCAGTCATCCATTCATTTCCGTCTGTACGAAGATTGGTCGTTATATGTGACTTAGGATAGTATATTTTATTTCTTAGTGCCATAAATTTATTTACCTAAAGTAATTTTTTACCGCGGAGGCGGAGTATTTTTACGTAATTGTTCGCCTTGTTCTTTTATCCAGGTGTCAAGTTCTTGTTTTTTCTGCCCTTCAAGTCCCTGACTATAATCAGAATTGCTAACAATCTTACTCCATTCCGCAGCTGTTTCTTTAAGTGCATTTGGATCTAATTTAGTATCAGTTCTAGTAAGAGCTGGACTTGTTGATGTAGATACATCCATTACTAATCTACAGACTGTCGACACTGTAGTCGACCAGTCATTTGAAGAAATATCATGCTCAACTTTTGTAATTGTAAATGCAATTTTTTTACCCGTAGCTGATTGATATACTGCCGGTAAATAATTTACAGTAAATGTATTTCCAAATACTAAACCTTCTATTCCATCAAGAGTTACTGATAAATCGATTGGAAATGGAATGACTTGCGAAACTGCTGATTGCGAGTTATTTTCGGCTATGTAAAATTCTCGTAATGCAGATCTTAATGCTGACGTAGCCGACACATATTTTGTAGGATCGTTTAAGCTTGAGTTTACTTTGTTAATAGATGATTCGACATTGACGAATAAGTTATTAATTTTGTCTTGAGATATAGGTTCTTGGTTTCCGAATATACGAGCAAATCCTGCTGCAGCTGTTGTCGCGGCTGAGCCGGCTGATGATCCAACTACATATGCAGCTGTTTGAAGTTCTTGCGGTACTTTTGATGTTAATGAAAGATTTCTAGATATTCCACCTTCGGTTACGACTTTCATTTCATATACAGTCGGATTGTCTTTGAAATAATTTGTATCGACAATTAAAATTTCTGTCGAATTTTTAGGATTTTCAGTTAATGATAATTTTATCCTATCCCCGCTGTTACGATATATTGAATCAAATATAGGTTGTATAATTGATTTTAATGATATATCACTTGATTTTTGTTGTTTTGTCGTTTCTTTTGAAATTTTATCAATTATGGATAGTATAAATTCAACGCTTATCATTATTAAACTGCAATCTTTATTTGTCGTAAAATTTGATAAGTCCGTAAAATATTGTGTCTTACCATCATACGGAGCACAATTAGGAAATATTATTTCTTTTGGATCTGCAGATATAAAATGTGATACGTCCGCCGGAATGGGTCCTAATGTTATGTTTTCATTACATATAAATGTCGGAGTGTTTGCGTTTATCGCTGATTTTATTATAAAAGTATTTAAAATTTCAAAAAATGCGTTTAATGTTATATATAAACTAGTCGGCGATGTATATTTAATTCCTATAGATTTAGTGACATCATCTGCATTAGGTACTATTGAAAATACTCCTATTTTTATTTTTTTTGGTTGCAATGGCGGTATCGGAGGGAGCGAAATTTCAGTAGTCTGTCCCGATTTTAAATTTGCCAGTTCGCCCGTCGTCGTAAAAGATTCTATATATGTCGATATACTATTAATGACAGATGAAGTTTGATCATCATTTTGAGTTAAATTTAGGTTAGCAGTAATTGATGGAGACGTACCTAGTATGTTAATTCCTTCAGACATTGCATATGTTGTACAATCAAATCCTCCATTTGCATTTACTGAATATGAAAAATTGTATACAGTTCCTTTAAAATTTCCGGTAGTACCGCCTAAGCCTCCGGCCTTATTCCAACCATATTGCACCGTTAATTCAGATGCGATATCAAAAAACACTTGATAATCATTTAACTGCTCAAGTGTATATACAGTAAAGCTAATTTCACATTTTTTCAATGATCCCCAATCTCCATCGCTTGATATTTTAACAGAGTTTAAATGTGGCTTCGGTACATATATATTATCTTTTTTAGATACAGTTTCAAATAATCCTTGATCTCCTATACCTGCCCCGATAGGTAAATCCAACGTATTAATACGGCCTGTAACGCTATTCGTGCATATAGCAGCTGCCCAAGCCATTTTTTGATATAACCATTGATAACTATCGGTATCTCGTATTTGTTTTGCATACACAGCACTTCGCCCGTCTAAAATTTTTCGAACGTTTTCGTCAATTGTCGTAAAAAATATTGACTCTGCCATTATCTTGACGTATTGTAATTTTGTAACTGTACATATGCATTTGCATTTATTGCAGGAACGCGTACTTGAACTCCTGGTTGTAAATATAGCGAATCCTTTCGTAGATCTGGATTAGCAGCTGCAATTACCCACCATAACGTTGCGTCGCCATAATATTTAAATGCCAGTAAATCTAAACGCTCTCCAAAAGAACATACAACGTAAATGTCATTTACGGAACGTATAAATTCTGGATCTAACAGCGAATCGTATACTCGCTGCTTTTTTTCTTCATCTAATCGACTTGATTTTTGAAATGTATTATTAAGATATCGAGCCATAATTTATTTAATTTAATTATTGAGCAAATATAGAATCTGCGAGCCATTGCCCGTTAGTACCTGCTGCTGAGGTACCTCCGGGCGATAAACTATACGCACGACCTTTAAGTTGAGGACGGTAGTCTGTTATCAACGTAAATCCTACTGCAACATCTACAATAGTCGGTAGTTGTTTCGCGTCAACATCTCCGGAATCATATTGACCTATGTCCCATGTAGCTTCGTCTGGAACTGTATATGACAATGAATTAATAAATCCTGGAGTCTGATAAAATAAATCGCCTAGCGTAATTCGCATAAATGGACCGGAAGGTTTGACAGCTTGATTGCTGGCATACGTTGGCATTGTATAGGTAGCTAGATAATTTAATTTTCTCCAGATAGGAATCATTTCAGATCTAGACTGAGCGGCTACTGTAAAATTAAATGAAATTTGACGTTCAAACGAAGAATATAAATAAGCTCCTTCTGGTCGGCCTAAAATTTCTATATTAGACCAGTTCGGAGTAAATGTATCTGAAAATCCATTAATTGTACAACGAAATACCATAGCATTTGTATTGGCCGCGGCATCTTCAAAATAAAATTTAATAAAGTCTTTTGGTCCATTATCTGGATATGGACTTGTTTTATATTGATCAATAAAGTCGATAGCATTTATTTTATCTCCGCGATGTTCTGGATCGCTATACAGTTGATATGGACTATTTCCGCTGAAATCTTTTCCAGGTACTATGAATTTCTTCGGATCAAGATCTGCAGATGTAGTAGTCTTTTTTCTGCTACGTGCAAATCCATATGTTGTATGTAAATAATCTTTTAACTTTTTATCGTCGACATCCTCTAGACGTTTTCTAATATCATAAATCGGCTTAAATCCTGATTCATTTGTTTCTGGATTTGGTTTTGCAGCTTGATCTAAAGCCTGGCGCACAGTATTTGAAGCTCTCTCAACGTCATCTAGATTTTTTTCATTACGATTTGCAATATTAAAATATGTAGCAGTTAACTGAGTTAATGAATTTTTATAATTTAAAAGTTTAGTTTGTCCATTATCATCCGTTAATTCGTCAAATTTAGCTAATCCATATGAATTGTTTAAATCATATTTCAATTTGAAATTTGATCCCGCTGCATTTGTTAATGCGTCTGATACGGTATCTTCACTTCTTTTTATGTTAGTTACTCCTATTCCATATGCCGAATTCGGTCCTCCAAGATATGAAAGAGCAGGAATAGTAATGCCTTTAGGAATTGTAGGAATCGCTAGCGGTGTAGGAATAGAAATTCCAGTTACTGTCGAGATAACATTTAATGCAGTTGAGACTTCGAAAGGAATTGCAGTTGCCAATATTGGCTTTCCAATTAATTGCGATTTCAACTTAACAAGACGATTGGCTTGAGGAGTAACGTTTGTATATACCGTTTTAAGTTGATTTTGTACTCGTTCGTAATCTGTTAAGTAATTAACAAACGGAATTCCATGTCTCGTAAAATGTAATCCAAATGCAGTAGTCGGTACAGAAAGTAACGATTGCAATCCTGTATGAATTCTATTTTGACTAATGCCTATAGGAGTTGGTGATAAGACGTTAGCTGGATTGACAGTTTCCATTTGCGGATTTGTCAGTCCTAAACCTACTTGTTTACCGACCCAAAGTAATCCTTTAGGTGTCGCTGCCCATTGGCCAAGTCTAACTAAATCAATAGTACCTATTTCTAAAGCAGCGGTTGAGCCGCCGCGAATTAATCCATCATCTAATAAAGGAGACACTCCCCAATATTGAGGTTTTTTATTAGATTTTCGTTGTATTCCTCGAAGTATAAACGGTTGAGGTAAGTAACCGTATGGGTTATAGCTATCGTCTTGTAAATTGAAAAGCGAATATTGTTCTTCAAGAGCCGATGGAGAATTTTTCTCTGTCGATTTTTTGTAAAGTAAACTTTGTTCGCTATTGTTAGCATCTTTACCGCCTTTTACATTGTCACTGTATTTGTTACCAACAGAATAGCCTTCTTTTGAAAATATTTTTGACTGAAGACCATTTGCCGTTTTATAATAAAATCGCGATCCAAGACCTAATTGGTTGTTTAAAACTGCAAGAGCTTGATTCCAACCTGTCGGACCTGTAGCCGAAGTTAATGGCAATACAAATACAGTATTTGCAGCTGGATTAGTAGCAGGAGCCGTATATGAATTATTAGATATTCCTATGAATTTTGATTTTTCTGTACCCGGCTGATCGGCCATTCGCAAAGTAAATCCGTTAACACCTGACTCTTGATCATTGAAGAAATTTTGTGGACCAGGAAATGCTATTGTCGACAATGAAGGTCGCATCAGTCTGCCGTTTCGAACAGTTTGAGGATATGTATATGTCTGACCAGAAATACCTAAAAAGTCTGATTGGTTCGGAGTATCTCCAGCATTTAATCGAAATCCGCTAGCACCTGATAAATTATTATTTATGAAATTTTGTGGTCCTGGAAAGTTAGTCACTAACGTTAAACTTCCTATAGGCTGCATTAATCGTCCACCTAATACTGACTGAGGATAGGTATATTGTTGACCATTCGAAGATACTCCTAGAAATTGAGTTGAATTCATTCCTAAAGTAAATCCATTAGCACCCGCAGCAGAATTGTTAATGAAGTTTTGTGGTCCTGGAAACGCACTCGAGTTCAAAGGTTGCATCAGTCTTCCATTTAAAACGGAAGTTGGGTAGGTATATGATTGTCCGGAAATACCAATGAAATTGGATTGGTTTACGTTATTAGCATTTAGACGAAATCCATTTGCTCCTGACTGTTGATCGTTAATGAAGTTTTGCGGGCCTGGAAATACAGACGATCCGAGAGGTTGCATTAATCGTCCGCTTAATACAGAAGTTGGGTATGTATATGTACCAGCAACTGTATTAGCATTTATAAATCTTGTTGAATTCATTCCTAAAGTAAACCCGCGAGCTCCTGATGGAATATCTCTTATAAAATTTTGCGGACCTGGAAATGCACTTGAATTCAAAGGCTGCATCAATCTTCCATTTAATACAGATGTTGGATATGTATAAGACTGCCCATTTGAAGATACTCCTAGAAATTGAGTTGAATTCATTCCTAAAGTAAAACCTTTTGCCCCTGACTGTTGATCGTTAATGAAATTTTGTGGGCCTGGAAATATCGTAGATTGAAGTGGTGCCATTAGTCTTCCACCTCTTACCAAGTTTGGATACGTATATGTTTGACCGGAAATACCAATGAAATTAGATTGATTTACGTTGTCAGCATTGAGTTGAAATCCTACATGCCCGGAATTTACATCGTTAATGAAATTTTGTGGACCTGGAAATAATACAGCTCCTGCAGGTTGCATTAATCTACGATTCTGAACTGAACTAGGATAATTGAAAACTTGGCCTGTTTGATTAGGATTGGCAATTCCTAAAAACCTTGTTGAATTCATTCCTAAAGTAAACCCTCGAGCTCCGGAATTCGCATCATTAATAAAATTTTGCGGACCTGGAAATTGAGTTACTGTCGCTGACGGTTTCATCAGCCGGTTTCCTCGAACTTGTGCTGGATAATTATATTGCTGATTATTTGATGAAATACCTAAAAAGTCTGATTGATTTGCATCGTCAGCATTTTTAGTAAACCCTCGAGCGCCGGTTGTCGAATTTACTCCTCCGGCATCGAAAAAATTAACTGCAGCAGGATTTGCGTCTGAAGGCTTTTTAAGTCCAGACCAATCTGCTAAATTAGTTTTTAAATCAACTAGTGCCATTTATTAATAATTATCCAAATGTACCATAAGCGTTGTCGACTTTCGTAGAGTAAGTTTTACGTAGCGTTGAAATTCGATCTATTTCTTCTATTGTTTTATTTCCTATGTTTATTTTGACCGGTTGATTCGTAGCTTGAATTAAACTAGAAAGTAATTTATTTTGCTCTATTAATAAACTTTCTATTCCAGAATTATTAACTTGCGTCATTGACGAAGTTTCTTTTACGTTACCTGAGTATGAAGATAAAATTCCAGGTGCCATTGCTACTTCATCATTTTGCGTACCTTGAAATATAGCATTTTCTCTTGGACTCATTACGACAGGACCTCCGTTTGCGTTAATAGCTAAATCTCCAGTTTTATCAGGCATTACTGGGTCGGTGTCTGTCTCTGTATCCCCAAGCCACCAAGCTCCTGTCGTTCCTAAATTTGCAAGTCCTCGAATTAATCCTTGTAAACCTGTCATATTAGATTTTAATGTATTTGTTAACTGAGCTTGCACTTCATCAGCGTCTTGCTGAATTGACGTTCTGCGTTCTGCAATAATTAATGCTCCTGCTTCTTCGCTAGTTAACTTACCAGTAGCTACTAATTGTTCTTTAGTCACTTGACCAGATTTTATTTTTTGAAGTAAATCATCATTTCCTAATTTGTTTTTCAAAAGCATTGTCTGAATCTCATCTTCTTGAAGTCCTAATGCTGCTGATAGCTGTTTTTTCTGAAACGGCAGCATATTATTAAATGAGTCTAAATTGATGTTTTGATCGGCAAGCACTTTATTCATTTCTCGAGCTACGTCTTCAGCATTTCCAAACAGTGACGCTTGACGTACTGCGTTTAAATTCATATGCTTTCCTAAAAGAATATTCGCAGACATTTCCGATTCCAATGAAGACTCAATATCTAATACGGTTTGCATAGTTTTAGCTACCTGATCAAGTGATAAACCGAATTTACGCACAACCATTATTTGTCGCTGCAACTCTTTTCCTGATTTTCCGAACAATGCTAAGTTTTGTTTAGAAATTGATCCTATTTCTTGCAAATTTGCTCTAAATTCAGTTACTAATTCTTCCTGTGTTAATTGAACTCCTTGCTGCTCATAATATTCTTTTGTTACGTTCATCAATGAAGTTTCAAATTCCGACGCGGCTTTACTCGATCCTGATAAAGACTGACCGGTTAATGCAGCTGCAGCTGCAATATTTTGAATTTCATCATCTCCTAATTGCATATTATGCTGCAAAGCTCTCATTCTAGGAATTGAACTAGATAAATGCTTTCCAAAATTTCCAAATTCATCTGACAGCATTTTCGCATATTTTGCCTGCTCGGTAATTAACACTCCATTAGCTGATAGATTTTTTGAAAGCGCAGCGCTCTCTGATCGAGTTGCATTCATATTATTAGCTATATCTGTTGTAGCTTGGTCAATTTCCATTGCAGCCTTAAACGCAGCTACTATCGCTGCTATAGCAGCAGCGACTAAAAGTAGTGGACCTAGTGCTGCTAACGACGCAGTACCAAACGTTGCCATTCCACCTGCCGCTGCTTCTGCTCCTGCTGCTGCTTCTGCTCCTGCTGCTGCTGTAGAAGTCATTCCACCTGCCGCTGCTTCTGCTCCTGCCGCAAGAGTTTCTGCGTTAGCTGCGCTACTAGAAATTCCTTTTCCAACATCTGCCGCATTTGATGCCGCTTTTTTAAAGAATTTATCTTGAAGTGCTTTCGATAAATCATCTTGTAATGTATCTAAACCTAACGCTTTACTTATAGGCTTACCGACAAGAGGAATCGATTCTATTTGATTTGTTATACCAGTTACAAATGGTCCTATTAAAGAATCTATTATAGATTTGCGTTTTGTTTCTTGTTGCTTCAACTTTTCATTTAACTCTTCTTCTGCCTTCAACTGCTCTTTTGTCATAGAAAGTCTTTTTACATCCAATGCCGCAATTTTTCGTACATTTTTTGCTTGATCAATTTCTTCTTGTGCTATATTTTTAGCTATTTGCTCTCGTTTAGTTTCATCTGTTACAATATCTTCTAACTCTTTGCTTAGTTGTTTAACTCTATCTGGTTGATTCTTAGTTAGGTTGTCAATCTCTTCTCGTAATTCATTTTCTTTTTGTAACGCGCTAATATATTTTTCTTTTAAACCAAATTGATCTTTTAAGCCAGTAAGTTGTTCTCTATTTGATCGTAAAATTTTTTGTGTATTTTTTGCTTGATCAATTTCTTCTTGTGCTATATTTTTAGCTATTCGAAGTCGTTCGTCGTCACTATCTACAATACCAACTAACTCTTCGCTTAGTTGTTTAACTCTATCTTGCTGATTCGCAGTTAGTTTGTTAATCTCTTCTCGTAATTTTTTTTCTTCTCGTAACGAATTAATATACGATTGCGCCTTATCTGATTTTTCTTCCTCTGCTTTTTTAGCTGCTTCTACAGCCTTTTTAGCATTTTCTGCATTTTGATTGAAAGATTCTGTAAGACGATTAACTGAAGAAGTAAATGAGTCAATTGTTTTTTCAAATTGAGCCATTCGTTTTTGAAGTTCTGTTAATTGGTTAAGAGAAGGAGTTTTTGCCATGATTGTTATCTATTTAGATACTTTTCCCATGTAGATTTTGATTTTATAGATTTATTCAAGTGCGATTGCCAATCTTTATATGCCGTATATACTTGATCTATATCCATACCAACATCGACTTTTATTCCTGCACGTTTCATATCAGAAATGACTTTTTCGCGTTCCGACAAATTTCGTTCTAATCGTTTATTAATTGCTTCGAGTTCTTGCTGAGCTAATTTAGCTTGACGCTCTAGCTCTTTATATTCCGGATCATTTTTTAATTTTGATACGGCTTTTTTAACTTTCGGAGACAGAATAAGTGCCATAATATCTGACACTATAGATTCGCTTAATAAATCTAATCGAGTTTGTGCTATTTGCTCTTTAATAAGAGTTTTTAATGAAATTTTCATTGAAATAGATTTAATATAAATATCAAAAATCAATAAATCATGAAAATAGCACCTATTATCGTTTAGGTGCTATTTTTGGTTTTGCTAATTGCTTTTTCGGAGCTTTTTCGTCTGCCGCTTTTTTCTGTTTTTCTAAAGCTTCTTCTAATTTTTTATAGTAAAATTTTCGCAGCCAGACAGGCATATCATACAATTCAGACCAACTAAATCCTTTGCCGTAATACACCATATCAAAAAGCTGACCATGTATTATCGGTTTATGTTTAGGACTTAGGCCAAAAAAAGTTAGTGTCCATGTTAAACGCCAACGCCTCCTCTTCGTGGCTACATGAAGTGCATTGAAATGGAACTTCAAATTTAATATCTGGAGATACAGCTCTTATACATGTTCGTAATGAACGAGAATCTAGTGCAAACAATTCATTGTCTACGAAATTTTCAACATGTTTGCGATCTGCAATGTCGTCGACCGTAACAATAGCTGCTTTCAATCGAGTAGTTAATTCTCTATCAATTCCAGACTTATCTGTCTTTTTACGAAGCTCTAATTCTCGAGAAATTCGTTTATCATCTCCTGTAGTAAGTAATCTAAATTGTACAGTTCGTTTTGACTGAGGCAATGTAAATTTGAAAATTCCCGGCGCCGGCATTTCAGTTCCTTCTGGAATATGCTCTTCTGGTAATTGAGTTAAATCAATATAAATATGATTTTTTTCATTACATTTTGGACATTTTACATCTACATTGTAATCTTTACCATACCCTAGAATTCTAGCTGCTACCATAACAGCATTTTTATCACCAATGATTAAATCGTCAAATTTAATTTGTGATACAATCAATGACTGCATTAATCGATCTAAAACAATTCCTTGTTTAATTAAATTTTGTGAAGTTAAAATATCTTCTTCACGTGCGGTCATGTACTTCATTTCTATTTTTCCTGAAGACAATGGATTTTCAGCAGTATAAACTTTTCCTTGTGAAGGAAGCGAAATTATTTCTGTCGGAAATCCTGAATTACGCGTTTGTTGCGCTTCCATGTTTTGGATAGCAATGCGTTTTAACTCTTCGTCGGAAATTTCAAAATTTGATTTAGGGTAGTTTTCATTAACTGTTGGCATAACTAAATATTTAAGTTTAAAATTATTCTTATTCTGGAGCTGTATCTGAACTCGGCTGTTCTGAATTCAAATTTGATTTTTGTTTTATTAGTGCTGATAACTTATCTTTAGCAACTTTTACATTTGCCGTTGCCATTTTAATTCTCGCTTTCGCTGCAGTAATTTCAGCCTCTGTAGCTTTTTTATCAGAATCTATTTCATCTTGCGATCGCTCTACTAAAACGGATTTGATTTCTTCTCGAATTAATTTTTTAAATTCAGACAGCTTCATTTTATTATATATAATAAATATCGAGTCATAAAAAAAGCTCCTTTTTACAGGAGCTTTTAATATGTTAAGGGCGATTTATTTAATTAGTATTTATTGAATAGATATTGATTTTGTTTTTATCACATCAGCTTGAGAAGGAATGAATATTGATAATAATCCATTTTCCATTTTTGCTTCTGTAGATTGTAAATTAAATCTTGATGCAATTTTATATCCTAAATTGAAAGATCGTTTTGCAATTGATTTATTGTAATACTTAACATTAGATTTTTCAGTTTCAGCTTGTTTGGTATATTTAATACGAAGAATGTCATTTTCAATTGAAATATCAACATCTTCTTTTGTTAAGCCAGTGCAAGCTACTTCAAAAGTTAATCCTGACTCTGTCTCAAATACATCAACCGGATGAGCCGCTTTACTGTCGACTAGCAAATTGAAATGTGTATCTCGGTCAAAGAAATTTTTAAATAAAACGTCAAATGGTGTTTCCCATGTTGTTAATTGTGTTCCCATAATTTTACCTCCTAAGATGGTTTAATTGTTAATAAAATTTAAAATTCGTAACTTAATCGCCCTTAAGGTACTTTAATTACATAAATATAAGTAAATTGATTCAATCTACCAAATTATAATTTACAAAATCTAAAAATTCATATTAGCTGCACGACTAATCATTGTTTTAAGCTCTAACGCATAAGCTTTCTGTTGTTCTGTATAATAATCGCTTCTATCACCTTGTTGCGCAGCTTGAGACGCAGAATTAGATGCAGATATATATCGTTCAAAATTATCAAGTAGATTTCTTAAGAAATAAGCTGCGTCAGAAGCTGTAACTTCCTTTCCTTTAGAGTTGACTCCTAATATAATAGAATTGTATCGGCCTGTAGTCTTTTCTCCAACTGCTTTTGATAAAGCATTTGATACGGCTTGAATAGTTTCTTGAACTCCTTTTACAATAGCGTCAGATCCTTGATTTGAAATTCGAGTTTTTAAAATTTCATTGTATCGATTCAAATTGTCTTTCTTAAAATCGCTAGCAGTCATAAATGCCGTCGCTCCTGATTTTTGAGTGGTGCGAAGTTGAATCTTTTCAGCAGTTCCTTTACCTGCGCTTTTTAAAGCAGCTAAGTCAATTACATACGCAGTATCTGCTACTTCAGAAGCTCGTTTAACATTATACAATCCTGTCGAACCGTATCCAGACCCAGTTTTAGCAACTCCTAAATTATCTCCGGTACCAGGTACCATTGTAACGATACCTTTATTACCTCTACGATTATACTCTACTGAATAAAATTTGTTATCTCCTGAAGCTATTCCAATTAACGATCCAGGATTGATGTCACGGAAATAACTATCTTTAGCATATGGATTTCTTGCTCCTTTTTCTGATATGTAAAACACTATTGCTTTCGGATTGGATTTTTTCAAAGTGCGATACGCTTCTGCTGCAGTCATTTTAGTAATATCACTATCTTCTATTTGATCCAATGCTACTTTACTCATGTTGTAAAAAGCTTTGGCTACGTCAAGTCTATTTATGTTACTTAATCGAGTAAGTAAACGACGTAAAATATTTGATTTAAAATCTTCATTTAAAGATTGTTCAGATATTACTCGACGAATTTCTTCGCGAATTAAATTTCTTAATTCTTGTGCTTTCATATGATTACTTTTATTTTTATAAATAAATATCAATTCGTTACAATTTCCATTAGTTTTTGTATACATTGAAAACGAGTTTCAAGTATTTCATTTTCCCAGAAGCGTAGGAGAGTGTAACCATTATCTTCTGCCCATTTATTTTTAATAGCATCACGTTTTAAATTATCATGATGCCATTGCTGAGTTGGTGTTTTAAATTTTTCTATGTTAGGGTTGCAATGCCAATAATCTCCATCGACTTCAATTAAAATATTCTTTCCTTTAATTTTAAAGTCATATAATGCTTTTATTTCTTGAACATAAAATTGCTCTATATATTCAATTGACAGCCCATCTAAAATTTTCTTAAATTCTTTTTCTAAATTAGATGTATACCCTAATCCATTTTTAATAATATATTGCATTCTACGTTCCCGCTGCTGTAATTGATGTTCTCTGTCACTCCAATATTTTTTTCTATCTGCTTTTATTTTTGCTACATGCTCTGGAGATTTCTTTTTACCTTTTAATGAATTAGAAATCTTTTTTCTTCGCTCTGGGTTCTTCGCAGATTCTTGTATAGCGGCTAATTGAGCTTCTGTATATGTCTTTCCTTTATTCCATTGTATACGTTCTCCTGAAGCAAATTGTTCTTTTCTAATGGCAGATGCTTTTTCAAGTCCTTCTTTAGTATAAAAGCCACCTGATATTCGAGCTTTATGGCCTCTTATGAACTCGCCAAACTTTCCTCCTTGAAAATTTAGTTTTTCATTACATCCACATTTGCATACAGGCCATTCACCGTTAAGATAAAAATTAACGTATGTTTGTACACCAGGTATTTTGTGCGTTTTAGAATTATGGCATTGAAGCCCTTTATACGAATTATATTCAATATTACAATCTTTACAAATAAATTTAGTCATAAAAAAATCCCTTATATAAATAAATATAAGGGATTCTTTTGAAACAATAAAATTTGAGTAAGTATTTTTTCCAAAAAACCTAAAATTGCAAAATTGCATAATCATATTTAAGCGTAAGCTGTATATTAATCGCGTCTTCTGTCGCCCAATCGAAATCACCGAAATTAGCATCTCCGATATACGCGCCTTTCAGCGTCCACTCTTCAACTTTATCTCCTACCGGCCCAAGAGCGTTAAATGTAATGTCTTTTTTGTAAAAGTCAGAATATCCATCGCGACCAGTAACAGACTCGTGAGAAAGACGAATCCATTCCATAGTAGCTTGAGCTGCTGAAGGAACTACCGGATCGTAAAGAGTAATTTGCACGTCATTCCATCTGCCTTTGCCTTTGAGTTTACGTTCTACGTTGATGTGATCAAGTACTACGTCTCCGAAAGTAATGCCTGGACGGTTTGAAGCTTTGATTAAATATGAAGGAATTCCTTCAATGTACATAATGAAACGGTTTGCTACTTTTGGTTCAAAAGCCGTAAACATTATTTCTGATGGATCTAATAAATCTGCCATTGTATTTTGTTTTTAATTGGTTTATACTTTGTGTTAATCAAGTTTGAAATTATCTAATTATCAGATAATTTTTTTTAATTTTAGGTTCAATAATAAATATCCAAATGAATAAAAATAATTATTGAAATTTAAAATTACTATAATTATTATTGCAATTGAGCCTAATCAATTAAATAACAATTAATTATGCCTAGAAAAAAATCAATTAGAGAAATTCGCGCCTGTAAAGTTTGTGACACTACATTTGAATGTTTACCTAAACATACTAAACGATATTGTAGTAAAAAATGCGCAAATGCAGATCCAGAAGTTAAAGCTAAAATAGTATTAGCTCAACAAACAATATGGAATGAAAAATACAATGGTTGTCATCCAATGAAAACGGCTACAACTCAAACACGACATAAAGAAACTTTACAACGTCGTTATGGAGTTGATCATGCATTACAGCAAAAAAAATTTATTGATAAAGTTAAAGATACTAAATTAACTAAATATGGCAATGCTACTTACAATAATATTTCAGCTGCTAAACAAACCAAATTGACTCGATATGGAACTGAGTCGTATAATGGCTCGCAAAAACGATCTATTACAAAATATCATACGATTACTGATAAATGGACTCATTTAACCCCTTTATTTACAGAATGTGAATTCACCGGAGTGTCTAACAATCAATTATACAAATTTCAATGTAATGAATGTAAATTTGAATTTGAAAGAAATTTAGATAATGGATATATTCCTAGATGCAAAGCTTGTTCCATGAAAAACAACGTTAATGTACAATCTAAAGGAGAAAAAGAAATAATTGAATTTATTGAAAGTATATCTTCAACGACAATTATTGAACGAGACCGTAACGTGCTATTAGGAAAAGAATTAGATATATATTTACCTGAGCTTAAATTAGCTATAGAATACAATGGAATATATTGGCATTCTAATTCTAGAATTCAAGACAAATTGTATCATACAAAAAAGACTATACAATGCGCCGCGCGCGGAGTGCAATTATTACATATATACGATTATCAGTGGCACCAAAAACAAAATGTTATCAAGTCAATGTTAATGTCTAAATTAGGTGTCAGTAATAAAATTTACGCTCGCAAATGTGTCATTAAAAAAGTTAAACCGTATGATAAAAATTTATTTTTAAATAATACTCATATTCAAGGCACTTGCAAATCTTCAATTAATTTAGGATTGTATTACAATGATGAATTAGTTAGCGTAGCTACGTTTGGAAAATCTAGATATGATAAAAATTCTGAATATGAATTGCTTAGATATGCATCTAAACTAAATACTTCGGTAATAGGAGGGTTTTCAAAATTATTAAAATATTTTGTCAAAGAGTATTCTCCTAAAAGTTTAATTACATATTGCGACAGAAATACCAGTGTTGGTAATTTATATTTACAAACTGGCTTTCAATTAACTAACGTTACCGGTCCTAATTATTTTTATTTTAAAGATTTCAATGTATATTCTCGAGAGCAATTTCAAAAACATACATTAAAAGATAAACTTGATATATTTGACCCGCAATTAACTGAATATGAAAATATGCAAATTAATGGTTATGATAGAGTATGGGACTGTGGCAATTATAAATTTACCTATATCAACTCAAGTAAAATTTAATCTCTAGGGCGAGTTTCTTTTAAATCAGATACATGATAATATGCTATCTCTGATTTATTTCCTGGTAAGGAAAATTCTACAGTAAAAAATTTACCGTCGCGATCTTGCTCAACTACTTCACCTATTTCGTTATAATGAGTCATACCCGGAGTTTTTACTTTAACTGTTTGCCCTACATAAATAGATTCGGATAGTACTTTTTTTACTTCTTCACGAATTAAATTGCGAAATTCTTGTATTTTCATTGAGTTCAATTTATTTAATATAAATATATAGACTCATAAAAACAAAAGAAAAGGGACTATTTCTAGCCCCTTTCTTTGTTAAATTATTTAGCGACATATCGACCCTTATACATATCAGAAGGAACTAAATCTCCAGTATCAATTAATTTATACAGTGATTTGTTTTCATAAGATTTTAAATCTCCTAAATTTAAAGATCTTGTTTTTTCAATTTTATCATCCATTATACTATCTACTTTTAGTCCAAATACATAGGCTAAATTAGTAATCATCGAATATCGATTACCTTTCATACTTTTTGTAGCTGCGCTATTAGCAAATTTTTGAACAATAGCATATCCTTCAGGAGATAATTTAGCTTTCAACAATTTTAAAGCCCTATCGACTGTAGTATTGTCCCATCCTGATTCGTCTTCGTTAATTACTTTACGAATTTCTTCTCTAATTAGATTTCTGAATTCTGATACTTTCATTTTTATTTTATTATTTTAATGGTTTAACGTTTAATATAAATATGTAACGAAAAAAAAACAATTACAAAAACAAAAGAAAAGTGACTATTTCTAGCCACTTTATCTTTGTTAAATTAATTACGCTCCCGGGAAAGCGGCGCCTGTTGGTAAAATGTTGAAGTCAATTATAATAAATTCGGCCGTGCGTGCAGGCTGAATAAATATTTGTCCATACATAATATTTCTATCAATTAAATCTGGAGTGTTATTTGTTTCATCCATTACTACTTTAAATCCATACAATCCTTGACGTTGCTGAACTGACTCTAAATAAGGATTAACAATATTTAAAAATCTATTACGAGTCGCAGCGGTGTTTTGCTCGAATACTAAGTATTTAGTTGCAGATGCAATGTATTTTTTCAAAGCAATCAACAAACGTCTTACATTGATTCTATCCAATGCTGATGGACGTGCTTGAAGAGTTTTTTGACCCCATACGCAAACGCCGACACCTGGGAAAGTAGCAATTGGATTAACTCGACCTTCATAAAGCGTATCTCTTTGAGCGTGAGTTAGACGTACATACGCATCTAATACTGTTGTAAGTCCTCCGCGATTCAAACCGGCCGGTGCATACCATTCAGCAGCTACACGATCGTTATAAGCAAGAACTCCGGGAAGTACTACGGATGGTGGTACCCATACAGGCTTTCCAATGTTTGCATCGACAATTTTCACCCATGGATAGTAAGTAGCGGCGTAATTAGAATCAATAGCATCTACAGCCTCGACAGCAGCGTCAATTCCGTCTTCCAATTCTACACAATCAAAAATCATGAAAGTGTCACCACGATCTTCACACATATTATATGCATAATCAATTACCGCGCTATGCAAACTTTGAATTACTCCAGGTAATACCAACATGTTAATGTCGATTTCATCTACATTGGATAAAATATCAATAGCATCTTTATAAACAGAATAATCTTTTGCGCTTGAGTCTTTTAAATCAAATCCTTGAGTGTTAGTTTGTATTATATTCGATCCTACACGCACACGTTTAAATGGTTGAGCGCCATCAAATCCTCCTTGAAACGGTACTATAAATTTACGAGAATCAAGTTTTGTATTTGTTGATAAATCGATTTGACCTGTATATGGTGTACCGGTTGGATAATTAGCTCCGGCTTCTTGATTGTAATTGCTTAATAAGAATTTTGCGTTTGATCCAGTAGTGGTAGTGCCAGGTAGTGCTTTAAGATAATTGATGTTATCTGTAGTACTAAAGTCAAAATCAAATCCATAAAATTTACGACGATTGTAAATTCCACCAATTTGTTGATTTGCCACCATAGAAGCAGCAGGTACATTGGTAAATGCCGAAGGTAATGGATTAGCCAATTCAGCGAATCCGAATGGAACTAATTGATTTGATATTGCACCGTTAGCTACGTCAGGATCTACGTCG